CTATTACTACATCAAGTTCGTCAAGGGCAGAAAGCCCAAGGATGAGGATATGGACTTCTTTGATGATGAAGGCTACGAGGAAGAGCCGTACATCAACGAGGATGATGAGCCGCAGATTGCGGAGGATGCTGAAACGGATGGTGATGAAGATTGATCTTAGTCATTGCTGAAAAACCCAGCGTCGCCCAGTCCATCGCAAAGGTGTTGGGCGCGACGTCCCGCAAGGACGGCTACATGGAGGGCAGCAACTACATCGTTTCGTGGTGCTTCGGTCATCTGGTGGAGCTGGCAGACGCCAGCTCCTACGATGAGCGGTATGCCAAGTGGCGGTATGACGATCTGCCCATTGTTCCGGAAAGCTGGATGTTTGAGGTCACGAAGGACAAATCCCAGCAGTTCAAGGTGCTGTCCTCTCTCATGGAGGACAAGCGCGTCACTGAGCTGGTCTGTGCAACCGATGCAGGGCGCGAGGGTGAGCTGATTTTCCGGCTGGTCTACAACAAAGCCGGATGCACCAAGCCCTTCAAGCGTCTGTGGATCAGCTCGTTGGAGGACTCCGCCATCCGCGAAGGCTTCAATCATCTCCGGGACGGCAAGGAATATGACCGTCTCTATGAAGCGGCACTCAGCCGCTCGAAGGCGGACTGGATTGTCGGCATCAACGGCACCCGCCTGTTCACCACGCTCTATCACAAGAAGCTGGTGGTCGGGCGCGTCCAGACGCCGACCCTTGCAATGCTGGTGGAGCGTGACGGGAAAATCTCCACGTTCCATAAGGAGAAGTATTTCAACGTCCACGTCGGCAAGGGCGATCTGACTGCCGATCTGGAAAAGGTCAAAACCGAAGAGGAAGCAAAAAAGATTGCGGCGGCTTGCGAGAAAAAGCAAGTCGTCGTTTCTTCTCTCAAGCGGGAGACGAAAACCGTCAACCCTCCGAAGCTCTATGATCTGACCACCTTGCAGCGTGAGGCGAACCGCTACTACGGCTTCACCGCCCAGCAGACGCTCGATCTCGTACAAACACTCTACGAAAAGAAGCTCCTGACCTATCCGCGCACGGACAGTCAGTTCATCACGGACGATATGGAGGACACTGCCCGTCAGGTTATTTCCATCGTCTGCCGCCAGCTTCCGCTTTTCTCCGGCGTTTCGGTTACTCCGGACATTGCCCGCGTAACCGACAACAGCAAGGTCACAGATCACCATGCCATTCTCCCGACCGTCCAGCTTGAAAAGCAGGATGTTTCGGCGCTTCCTCAGTCGGAGCAGAAAATCCTCAATCTTGTCGGAATGCGCCTTCTGTGTGCGACCGGCGAGAAGCACACCTACGCGGAAACGCAGATCACGCTCTCCTGCGAGGGCTACGAGTTCAAAACCAAGGGGAGGACCGTCGTTCAAAACGGCTGGAAAGCCATTGAAGAGCTGTTCAAGGCATCTCTCAAGACGAAGGAAAAGGACGATCCCATGAAGTCCCTGCCCGAAGTCCATGAGGGCGATGCTCTGGATGGTGTATCTGCCAGCGTCACCGAACACTTCACAACGCCTCCGAAGCAGTACACGGAAGACACCCTCCTGTCTGCGATGGAGACTGCCGGAAACGATCAGTTTGACGATGACACCGAGAAGAAAGGTCTCGGAACACCCGCGACCCGCGCCGGGATCATTGAAAAACTGGTGAAGTCCGGCTTTGCAGAGCGCAAGGGTAAGGCTCTCATTCCCACGAAGGACGGCTGCAACCTTGTCTGCGTCCTGCCGGAACAGATTACGTCTCCCGCAATGACTGCGGAATGGGAAAACACGCTCATGGAGATTGAGCGCGGCAATGCGGATGCAGACGCCTTCCTCAGTGGCATTGTCCAGATGACCGGGGATCTGGTGAAAGCCTACCCGTTTCTTTCTGATGCCGAAGCCCAGCGTTTCGGCACGGGGAAAGAGGAAATCGGCAAATGTCCCCGCTGTGGCTCTCCGGTCTACGTCGGCAAGGGCAACTTCTACTGCTCGAACAAGGAATGCTCCTTCTGCCTGTGGGAAGACAACAAGTTCTTTTCCAGCAAGAAAAAGAAGCTGACCAAGAGGATTGCAAAGGAGCTGCTGGACAAGGGCTGGTGCCGCGTGACCGGGCTTTACACGCCGAAGAAGCCTCAGCTCTACGACGCGGTGATTCGTCTGGATGACAGTGGAGGCAAATACGTCAGCTTCAAGATGGAGTTTGATCGATGACCCGCCCAAAGTATGTTGCTTCATGCAGCGGAGGCAAAGACAGCGTAGCGACGCTCCTGCTGGCTGCACAGCACAATGAGCCGCTGGACGAGGCGGTTTTCAGCGAGGTCATGTTTAATCAGAACACAAGCGGTGAAGTCCCGGAACACCGTGACTTCATCTATGACCGGCTCAAGCCCTTCTGCGAAAAGGAGCTGGGCATCAAGTTCACCATTCTCCATGCGGACAAGACCTACGATGACGTGTTCCATCATGTCATCACCCGCGGACCTCATAAGGGTGAGGTTCGCGGCTTCGCGTGGGCTGGAATGTGCGCGGTCAATCGGGACTGCAAAATCCCGCCCGTCCGCAAGTACAATGCCGCGCTCTCGCCGGACACTGTGAGCTATGTAGGTATCGCGCAGGATGAGCCAAAACGCCTTGCGCGTCTGGACGGTGTGAAGAAGGTCAGTCTGCTTGCCAAGTACGGCATGACGGAGGCGGACGCCTACAAGCTCTGTCAGGAACACGGGCTGCTTTCCCCGATCTACGCTCACTGCCGAAGAAACGGCTGCTGGTTCTGTCCCAACGCCAGTGACTCGGAGCTGCTGTACATGGTCACAAAGCACCCGGATATGTTTGACCGGCTGATTGAATGGGAGAACGAGGATAACATCTTCCATCGTCGGATGACGCGCAGAGAAACCCCGTCTGAGGTAAAGGCTCGTTTACTGAGCAAATCCCAGACGGGGTTTTCTTCGCACAAAAGCAAATAAGAAATGGAGGTTTGAGATGGCTGAAAACAAAAATGCACAGCAAGTCCGCGAAATCACGGACAAGCTGGAACAGGGCATCAAGGAGCTTTTTGAATCCGAGCGGTTCAAGGAATATCTCCGCACGATGTCCAAGTTCTACAACTATTCCTTCAACAACACGCTGCTCATTGCGATGCAGAAGCCGGAGGCAACCTATGTTGCCGGTTATACCTCGTGGCAGCGCAACTTTGACCGTCAGGTCATGAAGGGCGAAAAGGGCATCAAGATTCTTGCACCCGCGCCGTACAAGGCGCAGGAAGAGCGTGAGAAGATTGATCCTTTGACGCAGAAGCCGGTGATCGGCGCAGATGGGAAGGCTGTCACGGAAACGGTTGAGGTTCTGCGTCCTGCCTTCAAGGTGGTGAGTGTCTTTGATGTTTCCCAGACGGACGGCAAGGAGCTTCCGGACATTATCGTCGATGAGCTGAAAGGCACCGTCGAAAACTACGAGGCGTTCTTCGATGCGCTCAGGCAGGAATCTCCCGTCCCTATTTCCTTTGAGGACATTCCGGGCGGTGCAAAGGGATTCTTCTCGCCGGTTGAAAGCCGCATTGCCATTCAGGAGGGCATGAGCGAAATCCAGACGGTCAAAACCGCCATTCACGAGATCGCCCACGCAAAGCTCCACGCTTTCAAGCCGGACGAGAAAGCCACTCCCGAAGATAAGAAGGATCGGCACACCAAGGAGGTTGAAGCGGAAAGCGTTGCCTACACCGTCTGCCAACGGTACGGCATTGAAACCTCGGACTACTCCTTCGGTTACATCGCCGGTTGGTCATCCGGCAAGGAAACCAAGGAACTGAAAAGCTCTCTGGACACCATCCGCAAGACGGCGGCTGAGATGATCGAGGGCATTGACGCCAAGCTCAAGGTGCTGCTGGCAGAGAAAGCACAGTCCGCAGAGATGGAAGTAGAAGCTCCCGTAAAGGAAACCGTTTCGGAAGAAAAGCCGGAAGTACCCATTTACCGCGAGACGGCGAATTATGCCTATGAAGCCGGTGAGCTGGAGTCATATCGTGCTTCTCTCGCTGCAAACGTGGAATGCCGCCGTGCGATTGAGGCGGCAATCAGTTCTAACTACGGAGACAACCGGCTGGATGCGGATGCTGCCGTGAAAAGCGTCCTTGAGCAGTTCTCTTCGGAGCGCGTCCG